AATTTTCTAAATAAATACCTGTATCATCTACTGATGCAACAACTTCAACATAATCATTAGCATCTAGTTCTAATGGGTGATTAATATTAATAGGCATATATCCATCTACACCACCATGACTTTCTACTACACTAAATTTTGTTGCAGAATGTGGCACATCTGTTCCATTTACCCTAACCCAAATATATGCTTCATGGATTTGAACAGAAGTATTTACAAATAAAGCAGATACATCTAAATCATAAACACCTGCATAACTGACTGTGATACGATTGCTTGCTAATGACATACCTACTGTATATTCAGATTCTGATAAATCTAATACTTGTGGTGTGTTAGCAGTTGCAAAAGTTATATCTGCTCTTTCTTCAAATGTTCCATAAGGATAAGCATTTGTAGATGCAGAACTTAAAGTCAATGGAGCAAACAAAATAACAGAATCAAAACCTATACGCTCATTATAAATAGTTGTTGTTGTTGCACCGCCTGTTGCTAAATCAAATGTTCCTGTGTTGTTAGATTTACCTTCAACAAGGTTATTAACGACTTCTGCAACAGTTCTAGGATCACCACCTTGAAAGGGTAGTTTACGATACATTCTTGCCATTATCGAATTCCTCTAGGGACGATGTCTACATCCACTCCTATTGCGTGTGTCCAGTTACCAGTTGGTGTGACTTCTACACGATGATAACGACCAAAACTTCTTACACCTGCTCGACCTTCAGATGAGGTTGTAACAGATGAACCAAAAGTAATGAGATCATCTAATTCTTTGCGTGATGCAATTCTAACTGTAGATGAACCATCTTGTATTTGTGGTCTGACTAAATTAGCACAACTGTTAAATCCTACTTCTAAATCACCTGTGGTTAATGTAGCACTCATGTTTGTTCCAGTAAATGTCACAATCTTTTGTCCACTTACACCACCAAATAATAGTTTACCACCAACCCATTCTCTTGAATCTAGTGATGATGGGAGTGAGTCCATTGTTCCATAAGCATCTAAACCTTCTAAAGTAATACCTGAAGTTGCTAAAGATGATATGTATTGAACTGTGGTTGTATCTGATTTAGACCATTTATCTAATTGCCAGTTGTAAATGATTAATGAACGACCACCTGATGTATTAGGATAGTTCCATACCACAATGTTTTTAATAGGGTCTACAGCACTAGAGATAGAATCAAATTGGTTTAAGTCTGCGTGTTCAAAGAAATATCTGTCTATCTTTTCTGTTCCTATTCCTCTGACAGAATTACCATCACATGAGTAGAAACCATCGTCTGATAAGAAGTAAGAAATGTTTCCGTATTGTGATACTGAACCTGTAGATATGCAACCAAGACCTCTTGAAATTATATCTACCTGAAAGAACAAAGGACTACCAATATATGAAAGTCTTGCCACTGCTCGTTCTAAAAAAACTAATCCAAACTCGCCACCAGTGATGCCAGTAATGTTTCCACCATCAGGAATGATCTGATAATCAGATTGCGAGGTTGTTCCTGATACCCATGTTGTTTCATCGTTGATGTCAGACCATTGCACTTTGTTAGCATTAGTTCCACCATCTAGGTTAGCAGTCACTACAAAGTCACGCACTACAGTAATAAATTTAGCAATAGGTGCATTAGCATCAACATCTGCAAAGTTACTAGATGAACCTACAGTCCATGCTTGAACTTTATTTACATTATTAACTGCTAATACAACATTACCAAACTGTGCAAATCTCCATATACCTGCACCAGTATAATTACCTGCTTTAGATACATTGTTTAAGTTTTTAGTTGCACCATCGTATAGGAAGAGTTTGGTATCACCGCCTGCAAATAACTGTGTGGTGTTGTTAAATTTACCTGCAAATACAGAAGTTAAACTTTCACCTGCATTATTAGATAAATCTACAGCACTGGCAATAGAACCATAACCAACCGCTTGAGGAATGACATTATTAACATCTATCATTTGTCCTGCAATAGAAGGTTGATCTGGTAACCATTCACCAAATTGAACTCGTTGAGTTGCCAATTATTCACCCCAGTCTTGAGAGTTCATTACCTCAATTAATTGCTCTACATTTGTTACTCCTGCAATAGCAGTTTCTAATCTTTCTGATTCTGCAACGATTTCTACTCGTTTAGATGCTACATCAGTAGGAATGTCTACATTGCGTTCTACTTTACGAGTCACATACCAGTCTGTTTGTGCTAGTAATGTGCCTGCTGTATGTTTCACTTGTGCAATCATGTTAGATTTAAGACCTTTAGTAACTAATCTTTCATCTGTATCTACCATCACAGGATTGTCAGGGTCAGTCTTATCTAATACTTTGACATACAATGGGTTACCATCTTCGTCTACTTCTTCTTTATCTTCCAATGTTTTTGGATTGTTAATGTCACCATCCCAGTAGAATCTGTCATCGGCACGAACTGGTTCGTCTACCCATGTAATACCAATGGCAGTCTTTTCTGCTTCTGTTGATTTTTGTAACCAATTAGAAGGATACATCACATCACCTACTGTGAATGACCTTCCAATTCTTAATGTTAAGTTTCCTAGTTTATACATAATTACCTCGCTAAAGATTGTTTGAATGGGTTTTCGGCAAATGCCATGTAAATTATACCTGTTCCGCTTCCGTTACTATCATCGCCAGTGCTTCGTAACTTAAATCCGTTTGATAGCAAATCCATAGTATGACTAACATCCTCTGCATTACTTAAATTAGGATATAGTGCAGAAGGTATTAAATTATATGGTGCTCGTCCACTATCATTAATAATCCAGTTACCAGTAGTTGTATATTGTTTTACCATCACAAATGCAGGTCTAAACCCTGTGTATACAAATGAACCATCAGCAGAACCATTACCTGTGTAAGAACCAAACTTACTGAATCCTTCTACTTCTGAAAAGCAGTAGGCGACATAGTTTTCACCAGATAAATTGACATTGTTTAATGCACTTGCTGTTACAAATCCAAATGTATTTGTAGAAAATGTTTCAACCTGACCACTACCAAATGGACCTGATTCTGCATTTGTTAAATGTAATACCAATGCTTTGTTTGCAGAGTTTGATGTATGTTTAACTACCCAAGGTCTAGCACTTCCACCAGGTGTCCCTCTTGCTTTTACTATAACCATTTCTGGAGCAGAACCTAACCCATGACCTACTGTTGAACTAACATTACCATTACCAGTATATGTCACCACACTAAATCCAGAGTCTGTATTAGCAGATACAGTAGATGTGATTGTTCCGTCTGTGTTAGATACAGCAGATGAGTCTGAACCTCTCCAGTTCCATGCTACATAGGTGCTGTTTAGTTTATTTACACTCTCTGCTGTTTTCAAAGTAAACCCATCACTATCAAAAGACTCTTGCAATGTAGATGTTGCAGTTTCTGACCCTGTTGAATTTGTTATTAAACGAACACCTACACCTCTGCTAGTGTCAAAAACAGTATTACTAAAAGGATCGCTTCTTGATTTAATCCATAATAAATCAGGACTAAATCCTACACCTGTAATGCTTTGTCCTGTGTCATTACCCGTATAAGTTACTGCATTAAAATACTGACTACCATCTACAATCGTGCTATCAGGTAGGTTATATGTATTTAGTTTTTTAAATCCTGTAGGTGGTGTGTATGCAAATGGTCTTTGACCGAAGTTAAATATTGCTGACACTCCTGAAGAACCTGTTCTACTTAAAGGTAACCATATTTTATTGGTAAAATCCATTCCAGTAAATGCAGTTCCTTGTGATACATTATTTTTATAAAAAACCACCGAACCTGCATCAGCATCTACAGCAACACCAATAGTATCTCCAGTTGTAAATGTTGCACCATATAATGTAGCAGAACCTGCTGTATACTTGTATCCACCATTATAGTAAACATAAAAATCACCACTGCCACCATCTAATGTTGCAATACTTGAACTGGTAGAACCAAGTCCAACAAAATTATCGCCTGTGCCTGATTGGGTCATTTCATAATACCACTTACCTGATGATGGATATTGTATTGTTCCTCTTGCTGTGTAACCAGATGCACTATATGTTGTTTTTAAATTACCATCTGATATTGTTACACCAACTTTATCATTAGGATTTAGTGTGCAGAAGTTAGCAGTATCTTCATCTGTTAATGTAGGCACATCGTTCATGATGTCATAGGTAGATTCAGATGATGCGTTACTGTTGATGTTGTTAGCAGTCCAGTTGTTCTTGTTACCACTTGCATCAAAGTTAAACTGTGCATCACGAGTATCAGCGAATGCCA